CTTGTACGCCCAAACTCCTGCCAAGATCGTCAGCTATTTCACGACACCATGGGTGTCGGGAAAGAATCCGATTGTTCAGAAGCGTTGGGGGAAACCGCGTTTGGTGATGGACACGTCAGCAACAGGCTCAGTGGACTACGAAGTTTACAACGACTACGACAAAGCAACTTCTGTAACTAAAACGTTTCAAGTCACAGGTCGAGGATCGACCAGTGTGTTTGGGGCTGCTACATGGCGGTCAAACTCTGGAGATGTGGGTGACGGCACATGGTCCGCTTCAGCGGGTCAATCAATCACTGATGTAATCAAGTTAACAACAATGGGTAGCGCTAAATCTGTGGCTATCAAAATCAATGGACCTGATCATCTGAGCGCTTACGAAGTGAACGCCATGATGTTTACGTACGTGCCGCGGAGGCTCAGATGACTCTTTCAGTGACCAACACCTTCAGTGCTGGAACCAGTATTGTGGCTAGCCAAATGAACGCCAACTTCAACGATATTGAGGCGTACATAAACACAACTCCTGGAGTGATAACTGGAACGGGCGGAACAGTCACAGGCATATTAAATATGACTGGTGGGATTACTGTCAGCGGAGACGCCACTTTCGACACAACGACATTCAAAGTCGATGCAGTAAATAACCGTGTGGGTGTGTTTACTGCTACACCGAACACTTTCCCACCGCTATACAACGGTCTGGCTACCTCACCGTACACAACTGAATCTGGTGGTGGTGGTGCAGGTGGCGATCGGTCGACGCGAGCGAACTATCGTCTCGTAGTGAACGGATCTGTTTATGTTGACGGCGATATTATTGGTCACACAAATCGGTTAGCGAACGGTACTGTCGATCCGAACTATGTTGCTGGGTCTGGTACCAGAATCAATACGCAATGGTTGAACGTGCGAGAGAACGTCGACATTAGCGGCGATATAAGAATCCAAACTGCATACGACTATGCACGCATCTACTTCGGGAACGACTACAGCACGAATCAGGATTGGCTTGAATGGAAAGACACACTCACTGGTTCAAACCTGCCTGGTTTCCAATTCGTTCACAACGACAACGTTCATTTGCAGATCTCTGAGTCAGGTGCTGCAGGCTCCGAGAAATTAGATTTGCGTGCCTATAAAGCTTCATCGGGAGCGAGCCAAGGTGGCTGGCCCACACTGTCAGGAACCACTGCAGTCATAACTACTACGGGCACTGAGCAGTTAGGTATTAGCTCTTCTTCTATTCGTTTCAAAGAAGACGTAGAAGACTTACAGGTTGATGCTGCGTGGTCAAAGATTAATGCTTTGCGCCCACGAACGTTTAATTGGAACGAGCAGGTGGCAACGAGTTCAGGTTTGGATTACGAAAGTCAAATACCTGAACTGGGTTTCATCGCTGAAGAGGTAGCTGAAGCAGCACCAGAAGCAACTTTGTACGACTTTGATGGTGATCCAATTGTTTATCGAGAGAAGTCAATGCTTTCACTTCTTGTGAAAGCAGTTCAAGACTTGAACACTCGGATGGAGGGGCTCGAGTAGTGCCACTTGGAACTAACTATACAAACCAACTGAATAGTCCTAACGCAGTTTACTTCCCATCCAACCTTGTGTACGAGGGGACCTGGTCGAGCGGCACCGCCTATCAAACAGGTGATGTTGTGACGTACAGTGACACTGCCTATATTGCGCGTCAAGGTAGCACAGGTCAAACTCCTGGAAATAATGCTTATTGGCAGCAGATGGCTCCGACGCCATCGGCTGGCGCTCCTGGAGCGACTGGTCCTGCAGGTCAATCAATCACTGGCCCTACAGGTCCGACTGGGGCTGCAGGCTCAACTATTTTGAGCGGTCAGGTTGACCCTGTTGCTGGTATTGGTGCCGATGGAGATTTCTTCCTGAACTATCTGACTTCGTATTTGTTTGGCCCTAAAGCTTCAGGGGCTTGGCCTACAGGCATTCTGATTAAGGGTGCGCCTGGAGCGAACGGCACCAACGGTATTGACGGTCGAACTATTTTGAATGGCCCGAACGTTCCATCGGTTGGTGTTGGAGCTATCGGCGATTTCTTTATGGACACTGCAGCGCACACTTTCTATGGGCCGAAGGTTGCGGGTTCGTGGGGCACAGGCACAAATATGGTTGGCCCACAAGGCATACAAGGACTAACAGGACCGACGGGGCCGACAGGAGATCCTGGCGGGCCTCCAGGCCCAACAGGTGGCGTTGGTCCTCCTGGACCGTCAACGCCTGGGAGCCCTGGCGCAGCCAATGGGCTGCTGAATGGTGGGACGCCAGATTCAACTTATGGCGGGATTTTCCCTATAGATGCTGGAGGGGTTACCTAGATGGCTTTACAAATACAATTCAGACGAGGCACTTACGCTCAGTGGGCTGCAGCGAATCCTGTGATGGCTTCAGGAGAGTTCGCTTTACAAACTGATGCTGGTGGTGGGCAATCTGCAGGTCAGTTCAAAATCGGTGACGGAACAACTACATGGAGCTCTCTTCCTTATGGCGGGCTGACTGGCCCTCAAGGAACGACTGCGGCAAACATTGACGGCGGAAGCTCTTCAACTATTCCAACAATTATATCGCTCGACGGCGGAAACTCAGGAGCACAATAATGGCTGTAATTATTCAACTGCGGCGAGACACTGCCGCTAACTGGACAGCGAACAATCCTACGCCAGGTGACGGCGAACTTTGTTTAGAGACCGATACTTTGCGATATAAGATCGGCGATTCGAGTGGGACGCAGTGGACTTCGCTCGGGTACGCAAGTTTGCCTGCAGGAGCAGCCACTTTGAATGGGCCAGCGTTCACTGGTGTGCCTACAGCGCCGACGGCTGCTGCGGGCACTAACACGACGCAGTTAGCTACTACTGCGTTTGTTGCAGCGGTACCAAGTACGTCAGTTATCGAAGTGCAGGTGTTTTCCTAATGGCTACTTTCACTAAAGGTTTATTGTCTGGGACTATTGCCACAGAGGGGCAGGCGTACGCAGTTGGAACATCTGACACTATCTTTCATAATGGCCCATCGGTGGCTACTTCGATTGATGAGATTTGGGTTTATGCGACTAACGCTTCTGCCGCAGACGCTGTTTTGAGTATTGGTTGGGGCGGTACTCCAGCGGGTCTTGACAAACTGATTAAGTTAACGATTCCAAAACAGGCTGGATACAAACTAGTGATCCCTGGCCTCATCCTGAAAGGCAACTCCGATGCGGCTCTTGGGGTTCAGTGTTCTTCTTCAATAGCTAGCGGTGTGAGCCTTACTGGCTATGTCAACCATATAACGGCTTAGGAACAGATTATGACGATAACAAAAATGCCTCTTTCTAAAAGCACCGATGGAAAAATGATTCAAAGTGTAGGAGGTCTCCCCACGCAGCTTCATGTTGCTTCTACGACTGTTACTGATATTGATGAGGTTTGGATTTGGGCATGCAATATTCATAGCGCAGATGTGTCAATAGACATAGGTTGGGGTATAGCTGGATCTTCGGCTACCAACAATACTTTTACTGTTCCAAAAGAAGCGGGATTGTATTTGGTAGTTCCTGGCTTAGTTTTCTCAGGCAGCACAACTGCATTTCCTAAGGCTGTAACGAGCACCACAGCCACTAGTAATCAAATTAACTTGGTTGGCTACGTTAATAGGCATTCTGTCTGATGCGGCAGGAACGCTTCAGCCCAAGTACCAATGTTTCTGGTTGGAAGGGGCGCCAGGATTACCTTAAGGGGTATCCAGGCGCTGCTATGTCTGACGCGTTGAACGGCGGTTTCGCTGGTGGCGGAGGATACGTTCTTGAGGATAGCTACGAGTTTTTTTCTAAAGCGTCTTATTCAGCCAGGATGAATATTCAAAATATTCCTCAGACTCATAGACATCTTCATATCGATTTCACTAACTCTAATCAAAGTAGCTACTGGGGCGGTCTTCATTGCACAGTGATGTTCAATCAGCCTAGTAGTGTTCAGCCTAGTCAGCCTAGTGATGGTAATTGGGATGGAATGGATGGGTACTACTACTATAAAGGCTGGTCTACTGGCGACGGTCAAAATAATACAGGTGCCAGGTCTTCTTTCCTTCCGCTTACACAAGGTTATTCCAACAACGCAAACGCTTTCAGTCTTCAAATCTACAATTATTCTGATTCTACTGCGGTTTGTAAACCAGCAAAATTGTGGAGCCAATTCAACTCTGGCAACAATTCAAGTTACTCCGTTTTCCTAGAAAGTTACGGTTTCCTCCTAGCGTCTGCTGGCACCCAAAACGGCGATCCTTCTCCTGCTATCACAAGCATTCAAACATACGACTCGTACAACAATGGTTCCTCTAATTATCAGAGTTTTAATGTTTATGGGTTTGGAGGTAAGGTCTAATGCCTTTGCAGCAAGATCGAGTGGTTCGTTTCGGTGAGCTTTCAGGAGCAGATATAGAAGGCTTGTCCACTGTTGAGTTCACAAACATTCCTACAGATTTTTGTAAATTAGAAATTCATGGGGTTGGCAGAACCCTGATCAAAGATGTTGGGCAGGGCGCCTCCTATGATTACATTTATCTAAATACTTATTTCCAAACGATAGATGTAACAGGGCTGTCTGGTGTCCTTACTGGTGATGTTACCCAGGAGAACGGTCAAAATTATTTCACTAGTCGAACTATGAATCAGCAGAATACAGGTAAACATTATTTGGGGATAGGGTCAGAGTTTACTCCTTCGTCGTTTGGCGCTGATTATGGTGGCGACCAGTTCGTGTTCAGATACTGGGTAATGGAACCAGGCTCATCTCGATCAAAAACTGTTCAGTATGAATCAAACTTTCATACGACAGGTATTTCCCCTGGCAACAGTCAGTGCAATGCTCGAAACTTTGGGCAGCATCGTATTGATTCTCAAGCTGGCGCTACAGGCGCCGAATATGCCACGAAAGTATTTGACAGTTTCAAGATAACTCTTACTGGAAACAATACTGCTACACCTCATGTCGTGTTTGCGCCAGGTTCTCGTATTTGGCTTGAAGGATGGGGCGGAGGTCACGCATAATGACACAACCATGGGAATTTTTGGGTTACCAAAAACTTAGTTCAGACACTGCAACTGTAGGTTTTAATAATCTTTGGGATGCAACATCGCCAGCGCCTAAATACAACAACATGAAATTCAAAATGGTCGCTGAACTCTTAATCACAGACACCAATGATTTATTGCCAACTAGTGGTAATCAGGGAGTTTACTACAACATTACACCCGACGGTACGGCTAACTATTTCGACGTTGCGTACTACCAAAAATATGACACAAACGCTTCTAATGGCGGCGTTGCCAACTGGACTTCTCCTTTGACTGCAGCGAGCAATAGTCTAAACGGCTTTGGTGTAGGCCAATACGGCTGGGTTGTGAATCAGGGCACTACCAACTATCAACGTCGCTATTCGTCAGCAGAAGACAATCTGCAATGGGCAACCTACGAAATTAACTGGTCTTCTCAATACCAAATTGGGGAAGCCATGCAATTGAAAGGTTTCAATACTATGTCGCGCACCAACAGCACCGCAATGTACAACCACGTTCTTGCCTCAGCAGGCACTGGCGGCACAAAAATAACTGCTGGTACCACCTCCAGCATGTGGTTCCAAGCCCAATACTATACCTGGAAAGCAGGCTCAAAGTTTTGGATATGGGCCATGCGAGATTCTAATTCATTCTAAATTGAAAGGCCGAAATGACTAATCCTATGGTTTCGACTCATGACTGTGCTACAGGCATTACGACTGAACGCGAAATGACTGACGAAGAAATGGCGGGACTAGAAACGTCACGACAAGAATCCATAAAGCAACTTGAAGCAGAAAACGTTCAAGCAGTTGCCGCTAACGCCAAGTTAGCTGCAACACGCGAAAAGTTTTTAGGCATGGGGTTAACGCAAGAAGAAGTTGAACTTATTGTTCCTGCCGATCAACAAGTGCATTCGATGGAAGCACTTGTCGAGTGACAGATATTGGGTTAGAAGACGTTATTGAATCTTTGTCTGAGCGGGGCCAGATGGAATGGGAACTTGCTTGTATGCGAGTCCAGATTAAAGCGTTGCAGGATGCTGAATGCACCTGCGACTGCTGCTGCGGCACAGACGAGCCCTAGTTAGAAAAGGTGGATTATGGCTAGGAAGCTAAAACTAAGCGATTTAAAAAATTTAGCAGTCCCTAATGGTGTGGTGTCTGACAGATTCTTGAGGGAAGATCCAACACCTGTAAATCCGAGATTCTCGAGGACTACCTTACCAAGCAGAGATAAGCGTATGACTGCTTTGCCTTTCGAGCCTACTCTCAAAGATCTTCTTCTCGAAGTTGAACTGTACGACCAAATGAATCGTGACAGCGCTACTTATCCGACAGACATTCCGATGGGGAATGTCCGAGGGACTCAGAACTATCCGATGGATATTCCGATGGGGAATATGGGGCGTACATCTGATCTTGCGGCTGCACAAAGACAAAGAGATTTTCAAGCTTTAGTAACTGGGGCTCCCGATATGAGGGCTCAACGTGCGTTAGATCAACAGTTCTATGCGACAGATTATCGGCCTTCGAGTGGCTCTTCGAGTAGCTCTGCTGATACCAGTGTTATCCCGCCGTCTCAAGCCGACATCCAGTCAAAAACTTTCGGTGAGATTGGTGGCAATTTAGCTCCAGGGAATCAAAACAATGGGAGTACATTCCAGTCTCCGAAATATCCAAACCCTGTTTATGGTGGCTACTCGGTTGAGGCCCTTCAGGAACTCAAAGCGAATTTGGCGGGCACTCAGAATCAGCGCAATTTGTTGACGCGTAATCGGGCAATGGACATGGACGATTTAACTCGAGGCTATGACAAGAAAGTTGCTGCTGTTCCTGCTGGGTACAACCAGAAAGGTCTTGTTGATAGCGGCCTAGTTGGTAGAGATGTGAAACGTGCGGGAACCGATTATGGCCGTTCTGCGGGCCGAATCGATATGGCTTTCAACGACAGTTTAGACACGTTGTTTAAGAAAGATGATGGCTACCGTCGTAAAGCTATGGATGACAGTTACAAGGGTTTTAACGCAGATGCAGAAAGACGAGCAGCGATGGCTCCTGATATCAGATCGGCTTTGGGGTAACAAAATGGCTATAGATCCACGACTTGGTTATGACCCAGCTATTTTGCAAAAAGTTGGCCCAGATGGCAAACCGATACCTAGCTTTAGCGCAAATCCAAATACTGTTCGTAATGCTCCGACAGGGGATTACGATAAGCAGTGGGCTATCGATGATCGGAATGCCACAAACTTTGGTCGGATCACAAGGGAACGTTTAGCGAGAGAAGCTGAGGCTGCTGCTCGTGGAACCGCTCGCCAATACAGTAGCGGAGATTTTCCGAATAATGATCCAGCGAAGAATCAATACCCGACTGATTATTCTGGTGTTGACATTGATGCTTTCAATCAGCGTGCTTTGCCTCCTACGAGTCAAGAGATGACCGCTGAGTTGTATGACATGATGAGAGGCCAGGCGGAAGCTAACAACTCGTCGACGAATCAATACAATTCGGATGCTCGAGACATCCTGCTTGGAAACATGGTTCCTGAGGCTGGGGGTGTTCGCTCTGGCGGATATATAGATGATCGTTATCGGCAGGGTTTAGATAATAACTCGGCGATGAATGATTTGAAGATAGCGAACATTTTGAACGAGTTGGGGATACAAACTGATTCTGCTCAAGGTTTGTATGGGGCGACGACTGGAGGCGCTACAGGGCGTCGGGACATGATTTACGGTCAGCAGGACGCTAAAGCTGGTCGTGTTGGTAATCAGTTGAACGATTACGAAATGATGATGTTTAATCAGTTGGGGCAGGAAGAGGGAGCGGCGCAAGATTATCGTTCGCTGTTGGAGGAAGGCGCACGAGGTCGACGTGATGAAGGTCGGGCAGGTATAAACGCAGGTTACGATCGGGCGATTGAGGCTGGCGATCGTCGCCAGACTGAGGTCGAAGCTAACAACAGAAGATATGGCGCAGATCCTTACAATCAGATGGGTTCCGAAACGCGAGCTCTGTTAGAGACTTCAAGAATGATGTCTAACGATTTCGCTCAAACAATGGCTGACATTGACGAGTCGATCGAGATTGATCGTGCGTTAGGTATAGCTTCAGAGTTCAGTACTGCTCGAACAGATCTGAAACAGAATCTGTGGGCGGCTAGAAGTCAACTTGAGAACGAAGTAGCGACCACGAAGGACACTGCGGCGTTAAATGCGTTTGACACTATTGCGGCTGCGAACGTCAATTTGGCTGCTTCTCTTGGTGCAGCTAATTTGTTATCGGCGCAGAACTTGTCCGCTATTAGCGAGGCAACTTTGCTTCAGAATCAGCAACTTGAGCAGGCTATGTCTGGAGCTAAGTTCGCTGCGAATCAATCTTTCGCTGCAGACAAGTATGCGGCCGATCAACTTTTCGTTGAGAAAGTCAATGAGATAGATGTTAGTGAAGCTCAAGGCAGGATTTCGAGCGCTGTAGCGAACGAACAGAAAGCTTCAGCTAAAGCTGAACGCACAACCTTGTTTAATGAGAAAGTTCTTAACGAGGCACCAACTGCTGAATACTTCGGTATTGATCCACGGGTATGGGCCGCTATGAACAGCGATCAAAAGCAGCTATATTTTGAGGCGTCTCTTTCGGGTGAAATTTCTGTCGAGATAGATGGTCAGCAAATTTTGATGAGCGCTGATCAGGTTCTTAAGAATAAAGAACTGAATCAGAATTTCGCTACGGATACTGCGAAGCTTGCTGAGGATGCCCGCCAGTTTGATCAGAAAGAATCAAACATGCAGGAACTAGTAGAGCAGGCTGCTGCGGCGGGGCTCGATATTGGTGAACTAATAATTGAGCACCAAAAGCTGCAAGGAGATTATGACGTCGGCGAGACTAATCTTGAGCCACCTCCTTTCGATGTTTTTGTGTTGGAAGCAATTCAGAGGCAAGACGCTAAGGGTGTCGAAAATTTTATGCAGCAAGAACAGGAAATGGAGTTACGTAATCAGCAGCGTTTAGCTGACCTAGGTTTCGCAGGAGCAACTCAGAACCCTGCGACGGTCGCTGATGACGATGGACAAGGCTCTAAAGGATACTTTGGGCTTAAGGGACCTACTGCGTGGGAGGTTTTGACAGGGCTTTTCGGCGCTGGGAACGCTGTAGGGAACGCTGTTCCTAGCAGCATCAATCCAGCGAATCTTGACGTGGGTTCTCTGTACGACTTTATTATGAATCGCGATTAAAGGTAATCTATGGCTGCTCCAACTCGTGCCGAATTGCTCGCCAACATTCCTGTTTCTCGTTCTGAAATTATTAACACTGGCCGTAAATCAGGAATCGATAAAGCTTCTATTATGAAAGCAGTCGGCGCAACAATTGAACCCTCTGAGGTTCAAGGCCCGACATATGCAGAGAAAATTGATGCTGCTTTGCGGGCTGTAGCTCCACCTACTCTCAAATTCAATGAGCCTGAGTATGGGTTCGCTCCAGATCCGAACGTCGTACGAGAAGAACCTAAAGAGAGAAAGAGTTATGCAGGAACTACTTTAGGTAGTGTCGTACGTAACAGCGGCATGAAAGTGCTGCAAGCTGGTATAGCCATTCCTGCTTCGACGGCGATGGAAACCATGGACCTGATAACAGGTCAAGGGCCGAGCGCTAAAGACTGGTTCAATCAGAGTTTTGTTGAGCCAATCAGTTGGGGTGTTGTCAGAGACAAACATCCCAACATTTACCGAAACATGATTATTCCTACTGGTGGCTTGTCAGCAATTCCTTATGGTTTAGATCTAGTTGGTTGGGAAACTGCAGCTGATCTTTCAGCAGATTTTATGTTCGATTTGTGGAACGCTACAGGCGGGTTAAACAAATTCGTTGGGGTTGGTAAAGGGGCGATGAAAATCGCTGACGATTTAACTGAGGCTGCTATTGATCTGTCTGCGTTAGGCGCTCGCACTACCCAAGTTTGGGATGGTGCGATGGCTGCTGCGGCTACTGAAGCTGCCACTATTATTAGGCAGAAGAAAAGTATTTCTGCTGGTGTCAGGTTCCTGAAACAAACTGCTGAGGGCCGTGAGGTTATGCGGCAAATGGATTTGGTTCCTGGGCTTAGACTCAGGCTTCCTGGAACGGGACCAGCGACCCGAATTTTGCAACTCGATAAGTTACCTGGTGTCGGACCGATGCTCGCTAAGCGTCGGGCACAGCAGGTACCCGAGTTTTATAAGCAGGCGGTGAAGGTCACTGACGAGGAGTTAGCTGCACAAATATTGAAGGAAGCTAAGAATCGTAAGCTTGGTGGCGTAGCCACTTTAAAAAACCCTCAGGCGGCGTTGGATGACGTAGGGGACACAGTTGAAAGTTTGGCGTATCTTGCTTCACGCCAACCTGTGGAGCTTCGAGCCCCTGGCAAGTTCGGGTTAGGTAACGAAATTGTTCAAGTTATGGACGCACCGTTGCGAGGTTTCCGACAAGCGAAGAAAGCTTTAGGTGGTGAAGCGGTTGACGAGTTCTTGCAGAAAAAAGGTTTGTCTCTGTTTGCTGCTCCTTACAAATTTTTGAACGTCTTGAAGGAATCTGAAAGCCCTGTCGTCGGTTGGGTTGGTGCAAGGATTCATGACGCAGGACGTAATGCTGATTGGGCTGCTAGACATTTCAATGACCAGTTGGAGGCAAGAGTTCAACGCGCTTTAAATGAGGGGCAACTACTTAACATCGATAAGGATTCTCTTTCTGAACTTGCAGCGTTTGATCCGTTTATCAGAGCCGAAGATGGCAGCAGAGTTGCTCGCCGTGAAAACCTTGGTGAGGAGTTCGCTGATTTAAGTGACGACAATTTAGAGAAACTGTACGACTTAAGCCGTCAGGCTGCCGATTACGCCAGTGAGATGAACATTGCCGCTCGAGGCAATGTTTTTAAAACTCAGGTTGATGAGATTATTGAACAAGAGGGCGGCTACGTTCCTCGTAGCCCCACACCTGAAGGGAAAGAACTTCTTGGTGCAGCGGGCGATGATTTACCTCCGACCATTCCGAAAGATAAACGTTTCGAGGGTGGGAATCTTAAAGATCGTCGCGTCAAAGTTGGTGGTGAAGTTGTTGTCACAGTCGACAAGAGTTGGGTTCCGCCAGAGGGGTTTGATCCGAACCGAATTAAAGTTATGGCAAGCGGTAATCGTCAAGTCACTTTGATTGACGAAGTAGCTGATCCTCGTGAGGTTGGTCGTTCAGTTGCGAAGCAGGTGAACGAAGCTGCTAACGCTGCAGATCTTCCTAACATTTATGAGACAGGCTACAACACTGTTTGGGGACGTTACGCCAACGTTGTTGGCGATGATTACAGGATGCGTCTTATAGAGAACAAGATGGCAGAGTTCGGAATGCTTTTCGAGGACGCAGAACTTGATGCTGCTTTGCTGAAAGAAATCAGGGACCAGTTATCTGAGACTTTGCCGAAACTATCGAAAGAGAAAAGCAAAATAAGTAACGCTCGTAAAGCGGCGAAGAAGGCTGATGATCTTAGACGAAAGTGGTGGAAGGACAATGTTCGACCGTTGTTCCCGAACGATGAGAAGAGTTTAGATGTAGCTGTGCAATGGGAGCAAGCATTCAATGATGCTTCCTCCGCAGCAGCGGAACTTTCAGTCGTACAGCAGCGTCTGAGGGAAATAACTGGAGAGATCGCAGATCTTAACAAGGGTGTAAATAACTCGATTAAGAACCCGAGATATCAGAAAGCGGTCGCTGAGGCTGTTCAGCTTCAGGCCAGAGCTAGGCAGTTAGAGGATTTGTCGAAAGCTCGAAACGATGTTGTTGACACGTTGAAGAAGATGCTCGATATTGAATCTGCGGATGGGCCTATTGGTGCTCAACCGTTAGAGGTTCGTCAGTATCTTCGTGGGTTGCGTGGCGTGGAAATGAACGATCAGAAGATCGCTGCTGACGCGTATGATGATTTGAACGACATTCTTGTTGAGCAGCTTGATTTCATTGAGAACGAGTTACTTCCAGCAATATATGAAATGTCTGAGCGATACAGTTTGAGCACTCTTGAAGCAGATCAGTTAGATGTTCTTGTGCGTGGGTTAAGGAACAAAGATGGTTCTTTAAAGAAGACGCAAACAAAAAAATCGTCGACTCGTATTCAAGAGTTCCATCGGCAGATCGATGAGTTCAGAAACATTGATGGGGAGTTAGGTTTCGAGGATCAGTTATCGACAGCTAATCCTGGGTTCGCTCCGAGGGTGCAGGCAGCTAAGGCTGTTGCTGACGCTGAGCGTCAGACTCAATGGATTCAGGCACAGTTCGCTGCTTTAGGAGCAGCGGATGAGGTTGCGACTGTTGCTCGTGGGATGGATCTGCCGACGGGCAGATTCGATGAGACACCTGAAGTGGTGACACTTAAAGAAACGCTCGAGTTGGAGCAGGCAGATTTAGTGGCCCGCAAGGTTGAGATGCTTGAAGGGTTAAAGATTCTTCAAGAGAATCAGACCAGTCTGTTTGATCAGATGCAACTTCGTTTCAATATGGCTGATGAGGCGATGGCCTATGGTGATAGGGCTGACGCTTTATATCAAACGAAGATGGCTCAAATCGCTGAGTATGAAGCTCAGGCTGAGAGTTTCATTTTTGATGAGATCATTCCTCTGTACGACAAATTTCGTCAAGGTTTAGATTCTCTTTCTCTTCGTGCCGAGTTGCAGCGTGAAACGGCTGAAACTCTTGGGTTCGAGTTGAATAAAGTTTACGACGATTTGATGGATGGTCTTCAATCGTTAGGCGCCGAACATTCGATCGGTGGCAGTAAGCAAACCATTGATACTGTTCAAATGCTGTTGAAACAGGACAACGCTCGATGGGGCGGTTACCACACTATTCTTGGTAATTCTGAAATTGACGTTGGTCAAATAAGGGATGT